GTATTTCGTTATGTATCAAATGATATGTTAGATGAGATAACAAACAATACTGATAGATACACGGCAGATTTTGATTTGGGTTCGTTATACACAATGTATGATACCGAATTTGGTAAGTGGAAACTAAACACTGGATTAAGAGGTGAGTACAATTTATTTGATGTCCAAACCGCAGATTTTAGTGGACAGAAAGTAAATGTAGATAGAGAGTATTTGGATATACTACCATCCCTAAACCTTTCATATAACGAAGAAAAAACAAAGTATAGATTTTCATTAAGTAAAACATTAGTAAGACCAGAGTTCAGAGAAGTAGCAAATTTTGCGTATTATGATTTTGTTAGAAACGCACAACTATTGGGTAACTCTAATTTAGAGAAAACTGATATATACAATGCTGACCTTAAATACGAATGGTATCCGAATACAGGTGAGAACATTTCCATTTCCCTATTTGGTAAAAACTTTATCAATCCAATAGAACAAATTGTAGCAGATGGTTCGGTTCCATCTAACCTCCTTCTAACCTACACCAATCCAAATTCAGCTATCCTATATGGTGTTGAATTGGAAGCAAGAAAAAAGATAAATGGTTGGTTTGATATATACGCAAATACATCGGTAATGAATTCCGAAGTTGAAGTGAATGGTGTTAAAAGACAATTACAAGGACAGTCAACCTATGTGTTAAACGGTGGGGTGAATATACACAAAAAGAATGAAACCCTTAATATAACCTATAATAGGGTTGGAGATAGAATATCAGCAGTAGGATTTCAGGGGTATCCTGACATCTTTGAAAATAGTAGAGATGTATTAGATATTACATTCTTACACAAACTTCCAAAGGGAGAATTAAAATTGGCAATAGGTGATGTATTTGCTCAATCATCAATCTTTTACCAAAAGTTACAAAACAGAGATTTAATTAAAACAAACAACGAACAAACAGTTTCATTAACACTAAATTTAACACTATGAAAAAACTATTAGTAGCTATTTTAGCATTCGGATTATTAAGTTGTGAAACCGAATTGGGTGGAGGTGATGGACCAATTAACATTCCATCAACTACAACAATTTCCGGTAACATAAACACAACAACAACTTTAACTGCGGATAAAGTTTGGACATTGAAAGGTTATGTATATGTAACCGATGGAGCAAAACTAATTATTCAACCTGGAACTACAATCGTATCCGATATAAGTGAGAAAGGTGCATTGGTAATTGAAAGAGGAGCACAAATTGTAGCAGAAGGAACTGCAACAAAACCAATCGTATTTACTTCAGGTAAAGCAGTTGGAGAAAGAGCACCTGGAGATTGGGGTGGTATTGTGATATTGGGTAGAGCAAAAACCAATAGAACATCAGAACCAACTATTGAAGGTGGTATTGGTAGACCTTATGGAGGAACAAACGATTTAGATAATAGTGGTGTTCTTCGTTTTGTAAGAATTGAATACGCAGGTATTGCTGCACTTCCAAACTCAGAAATCAATGCACTAACATTGGGTGGAGTTGGTAGTGGAACAATCGTTGAGAATGTTCAAACTATCTACGCTAACGATGATGCATTTGAATTCTTTGGTGGAACGGTATCCGCAAGAAATCTATACGCATTTGCAACCGCAGATGATGATTTTGATTTTGATTTTGGATACACTGGAACAATTACAAATGGTGTAGCAAAGAGAGACCCACAATTCGTAGATAGTGGTGATGCTGGAAATGGTGTTGAATGTGATAACGATGGAACGGGTTCACCTGCACAACCATACACACATCCGAAACTTTACAATATGATTTTAGTTGGACCTAATGTATCTACTGCATTAGCAAACCACAATTTAGGTTTGAGATTTAGGAGAGCAACCCAATTCACTATGAAGAATAGTATTGTATGGGGTTGGATGAAAGGTGGTTTAAGTTTGGAAAGTAATGAAACTGCAGGATTTGTAAAAGATGGAGTTTCAGTATTTGAAAACAATTCAGTAGGAACATTTAATCCTACCTTAAACTTTATCAGTAAGGCAACTACAATCCTAACTAATGACCAATTGAAAACTCTAGCACTTTCAAAGAGCAATAAGGAGATAGATGTGGTAATACCTGAATTAGATAAACCAATTTGGAGTAATGGATGGACTAGGTTCCCATCTAAAGGTAATTAAATTAAAAGGGAGTGAAAACTCCCTTTTTTTATTTAGAATACAAAATCCATAAAAGGTATATTTATATAAAGAATAAAACCGAATAAAAATGGATAGTAAAAAATTAGCAAAGTTAATTCAAGTAATTGTAGAAGCGGAAGTTGCTAAAAAACAAGAACATTTTCTAACTAAAATTTTTCCAAAAATTTTGGAAGAAGAAGTTAATGCCAAAATGGTAAAACTTTTAAAAGAAACAAAAAGTAAAACTCCGATTCAAACTACAACTAAAACAAAAGAATTAGACCCTTTTGCTCTTGCAGAATCTGTCTTACAAAAAGAAAGACAACAAACTCAAAATAAACCAACAAAAGAGTTTACAAAAAATCCGGTATTGAATGAAATACTAAATCAAACACAACCATTTAGTTCTGCTCAAAGAAGTGGTCTTGGTGGTGGTACTTCAATTTTAGATACATACCAACAACCCATTCAAGAAGTAGCATCTTATGTTCCTTCTTATATGGATGCAGAACCTGATATTGATGAAACATTTACATTTAATAATCCAGTAACTGCACAAGTAGGTTTGGGTGCTATGAGAAATCAAATGGCAGAGAAAATGGGTTATGGTGATTTTGGTGGCGGTGCTCAACGAGGTGGTTTGGGTGTCAAAACTGGAAACGAAGCATTAGATAAAGCATTAAACCGAGATTACTCTCAATTAGTTAAGAGGTTCAATAAGTAATAATGGCATATGTTTTAAATAAAAAGATTGTAAAAGATACTGAAGCATTTAATGATTTTGCTTACGGTATTACTCTACCTGTCCAACGAGGTAATACTGGATATTTTAATCAAGCATTTTCTGTCTTTGAACAAGCAAAAGCTAATTTAAAAAATCTCTTACTTACCAAAAAAGGTGAACGAGTTATGCAACCCAACTTTGGTACTGGATTACAATCTTTACTTTTTGAACAAATGACAGATGATTTTGAAACTAGATTAGAAGAAACAATAACAACTAATGTAAATTATTGGTTACCATATATTACTATCAAACAAATCGATATTGAAATGACAGATGAGATGAAAGATAGAAATATCGCAAATATGAATATTCAATTTACAGTTGGTAATCAAATAAATACAGAAGAAATAACATTTACGATACGAGGTTAATTAAATGGCACTAAATAGTACAACAAGAAGAAGTAATCAGGGTAGAGATATAAAATATCTTAATAAAGATTTTGCATCATTTAGACGTAATTTAATTGAATACGCAAAAACATATTTCCCAAAAACTTATTCCGATTTCAATGAGGCATCCCCTGGTATGTTATTTATTGAAATGGCATCGTATATAGGTGATGTTCTATCATACTATGTTGATGATTCATTAAAAGAATCAATGATGTTATATGCAGAGGATAAAAATAATGTTATCGCTCTTGCAAACTATTTAGGATATAAACCCAAAGTAACATCTCCTGCAATTACAAAATTATCAGTATATCAATTAGTACCGGCAACACGAACTGGAAGTGATATTAAACCTGATGAAACTTATTTTTTAAGAATTAAAGAAGGTATGTTGGTATCCGGCCCAAGTTCAGTTGTATTCAGAACAACTGAATTATTAGATTTTAATGTTGAGGATGAACGAGAAATAAGTGTATATAGAAATGACAGCATAACAGGTGAACCTAATTTATACTTGGTTAAAAAATATGTTAATGCTATTTCGGCAACTTTAAGATCTCAAAATGTATCATTTAGTTCTGCACAACAATTCTCTAAAATAGAAATAGGAGATACAAATGTAATTGATATTTACGATGTTCGAGATTCTAATGGAAATAAATGGTATGAGGTACCATATCTTGCACAAGAAATGGTGTATATAGATTATCCAAATTCCGAACAAACCGATAAAGATTTAGTTCAATTTAAAGATTCAGTTCCAAACATATTAAAGTTAATTAAAACTTCTCGTAGATTTGTAAAACAAGTAAACGAAAATAATACAACCACACTTATATTTGGAGGTGGAATAAACTCAAGTGATGAAACTCTAATACCAAACTTTAAAAATGTAGGATTAGGACTTAATTCTTCAATTAATAAATTAGGTTCATCGTTTGACCCGGCAAATTTCTTAAAAACCAATACATACGGTCAGGCACCATCTAATACGACACTTACGGTTTCGTATTTAGTTGGAGGTGGTATTAGTTCCAATGTACCAAAAGGAGATTTAACTAAAATTGATAGAATTGAATTCGATGATGATACTACAACTTTTACTCCAGATGAATTACGATTATATAATTCAATGAAGGCATCAGTTGCAGTGGATAATGAAATTCCTGCAACTGGAGGTAGAGGTGCAGAAACTATTGAAGAAATCAGAGAAAATTCACTTGCTAACTTTGGTTCACAAAACAGAGCGGTAACTCGTAAAGATTATCAAGTAAGAGCATTATCACTTCCTCCAAAATACGGTGGAATTGCTAAAGCATATTGTGCACCCGATGGAGAATTAGATAATAATTCACCTTCTTCTATTTTGGCAAATCCTGATGTGTTGGATGAATTTACTGGTTTAATTACTGATTTAAAAAATCGAGAATTAACTGAAGACCAAATTAAACAAGAAGTTCAAAAATTTTTAATTGGTAAGAAAAATAATATACAAGAAAAAAATAATCCATTTGCAATTAATTTATATGTTTTAGGCTATAACCTAAATAAAAATTTAACACCTCTCAATAGAGCAGTAAAAGAAAATCTAAAAACATACATGAATGAATATAGATTATTAACTGATGGTGTAAATCTATTGGATGGGTTTGTAATTAATATTGGTGTTGATTTTGAAATTAGAGTTTATGGTGGATATAACAAGAGAGAAGTTTTAACTCGTTGTATCACCGAACTTCAACAATACTTTAATATAGATAATTGGACATTCAATATGCCAATTAATATTTCAGAAGTTGAATTATTAATCGCAGGTGTAGAGGGAGTTCAATCAGTACCTAAGTGTGAAATTGTAAATAAATGTTTGGGTAGTTATTCTAAAAATTCATATAATATTCGAGCTGCAACAAAGGGTAAGATGGTATATCCATCATTAGATCCATCGGTATTTGAAGTTAAATTTCCAAATAAAGACATTAAGGGGAGGGCTATATAATGTATTATTTTTTAACAGCATCAAAAGATGCATCAATATATTTACAACAACCAACCCAGAATACTGGATTAGATGAAATATTAGAAGTTTCTAAAACTTATTATGGAAATCTAAAAGATGTTGCTCGTACATTCATTCAGTTTGATTTGAATAATCTTTCATCATCAATAGTGAGTGGACACGTAACAATGAGTTCGGTTGACCTTATTTTACATGAAGCCGAAGCATCTGAAATACCATTATCATATACAATATATGCCTACCCGGTTTCTCAATCTTGGGAAATGGGAATTGGAACTCGTTTTGATGAGATTTCGGGTGATGGTATAACATGGAATCACAAATCTACTAATACGAATTGGTTAATGGCAGATTCGTTATCATTGGATTCAACTGGTTCTTATAATGGTAGAGGAGGAACTTGGTATACTGCATCTCAGGCAACACAATCATTTGAATATCAGACTGCAGATTTATCAATCGATGTAAAAAATACAATCGAATTATGGTTAAGTGGTTCACTTCCAAATAATGGATTTATTATAAAATACGATTCTTCATTAGAAAATGATGCAAATGATTATGGTCAATTAAAATTCTTTTCCAAAGAAACAAATACAATATACCAACCAAAATTAAGAGTTGGATGGGACGATTCTATTTTCACAACTGGTTCACTTACAGAACTTACATCTGATGATATCCATGTGACATTTAAACGATTAAAAAGTAAATATAAAATTGGTAGTAAACCTGAAATTAGAGTATTTGGTAGAGAAAAATATCCATTAAAAACTTATACTAATTTTTATACATATACTGATTTAAAATACTTACCATCAACAACCTATTATCAAATAAAGGATATCGTTACTGATGATGTAATTATACCATTTGGTGATTATTCAAAAGTTAGTTGTGATTCCAATGGTAACTTTTTTAAGTTAAATTTACAAAATTGGCAAACTAATAGAGAATACTATATTGAAATAAAAATAGATAGAGATGGTGTAATAGAATACTTCTCAGATAGAGATTTAACATTCTTAGTAGAAAAATAATGGCATTAAGTAACGAATTTATATTATCAGAACTTATAAAAAGTGGTTCGGCTGCATTAAAACAAGAGGTGACTCCTGAAGGTATTATTTTATCAGATACTTCAGTAGATACTGATGGTTCTACATTTGGATATGTTGAAAGACCCGTTTACAATAATGAACAACTTGTAAAAGCAGTTGATACCGTTGTAGATGAATTAATAGGTCCTCCACGAGTAGAAGCACCTGCAGTTGTACTAAAAACAATTTATGATGATTTACGAAGATTGTATAATCGAGCTCTTCTTGATATACAAGATTTACAAGAACAAGTAGATCAATTACTTGTAGAAAACGAATCACTTAGAACTGATATAGAACAATTACAAATTGATATAGATTTACAAAAATTATTAAAATCATCTGCAGAAAACGAAAGAGATGCTACAAACCAAGTACTACAATCAGTAACATTAGATTTACAATCTGCACTTTCTAAAGGTGTAAAAGAAGCTATAGAACGAGTATCGAGAGAAGCATCGTTACAAGGATTACTTGCAGAAAAGGAAGCATTTATAGCACTCCAAGAGGAATCAAAAAGTACAATCGATAGAGCAAATAACACTATTGCAACAATTCAAGATAATTTAGTTGCTGCACAAAATAACTTTGCAGATGCTGCTAATGCACTCAATGAACGAAATAGTGAAGGAAGAGGTACTATCATTTGTACTGAAATGTATAATCAAGGATTTATGCCACAATTCATTTACGACATGGATTCTAAATTCGGTGATATTGTACTTCAGAAAAATCCTGAAGTTATGTATGGATATTGGATTTGGGCACAACCAATTGTCAATAGATTAAAAACATCTAAATCTTTTTCTAAATTCGTTTACAATTATTTTGTTAAAGATTGGTCAGAATACATGGCATACGAAATGGGTGTTTTACCAAAACAAAATTATAAGGGAAAATTCTTACACAAATTCGGTGAGAAGTTTTCAATTTTAGTATATAAAGTGTTTGCAAATAAGAACAAACAAGTATCATGGCAATAAGAGGATTCAAAGAGATAATCGATAAAAAAGGGTTTAGAGTAAACGCTAAAGATAGAACCATTTTTGAAAGAGAAATTGGTAAATCATACTTTGGTCTTGGTATATCTGATATGATTGAATTTATTGTTTATGATTCAAACGATAATCAATTACCACAAGGTGATTCAGGACAATTAGTTAGATACATTCCTTTAGATGTAGAAAATATTAGAAAATACTTTTTAATTACTCAAAATCCATCAAACATGAAAATGAATGGTGCAGATGAGTATATTATTGATATAGAAAAACTTATTACTGAAGCCGGATATTCTAATGGTATTTTTAAAAGTCAAGTTTCTTTATTAAACCGAAGAGTTGGTTCTGAAACGGTTGATAAAGATAAATTATGGATTCATGAAATATCACCATCTCGTACTGAAATTCGTATTCTCCCAATGGAAGATGAAAACGAAATAGTTTATGATGATTTACAAAAAAGATTAGATATTTTATTAAATGGTAAAAATTTTAGAGATGATACCATTTATTTTGTAAAATCTATGGTAGAATCAATTAAAGTTGATGATGTATTAAAAACATTTTTAACATTAAATGGTACAGTTACATCTGGTGAAAATTATGTTAAATTAATTCAATCGGAATTCAAAGTACAAAATTGGGAATTGTTTGTAAATCAAATTAAAGAAAAATTAGTAGAAGGTGCTCAATACTTTGTAGAAAATAGAGACTGGAACATTTCATCTAACAATTATGGGAAACCACTTTCCACACCAAGAGATTTAGAACTTTCAGTTGAAAAAATTGTTGAAACTTTAAATTCAATTTTGATAAAAGTAATTGATAAATATCTACCGAAGCGTACATATCAAGAAGAGAATATTTTAACATTAGATGAACAAATAACTTTAGACGAAGTAAAACAACTTCTAAAAACAGTTACATCAGGTACCAAATATGATACTGATGCATTTGATAATTCTCAATTTGTTGTAAGGGGTTGTACCAATCCTAATGCTAAAAACTACAATCCTCTGGCAAAAGAAGATGATGGTAGTTGTGTATTTGAAACCAACACTACAATAACTGCTAACCCAACTCCCACTACCGAACTTGTAACAAAAACTTGGTATGGTTGGAAAGATGGTTCATCTGCTAGATATGTAAATGCGTCAGGTGGCCAATTACAAAAATTTAATGAATATGATAAATTTACCTTATCATACTACGAAGGTTCTCTTAAAACATCAGATGGAAGTGATATTAGAGAAACACAAAAACCAGCTGGTAGTCCACCACCACCTCCACCGCGTGAAGAACAAGGAGGAGATGGTAGTTCATTTGGACCAACTTCAACCGGTGGCGGTGGTAGTGGATTCCAAACCACAGCAACAGGTGAAGGGTTCATCGAAGTAAATCCTGGTCAGTATAGAGGTCCTGGATTTGGAATTGATGGGGGTACAGCACCTCGTGGGGCACAACAATAAAATATTAAAATATTTATATAAAATAAAATTAAGATAATGGCAGTAGTAGATGTTTCAAATATTGGTGTAGGAGATGTTAGAGCAGGGGGTGGAATAGGACAATTCAATCCAAGTAATCCACTTACAGCTACTCAACAAGATGCCGCAAGTCTTTCGAATAGTGAAGAAGGTGGAGGTGGGTCAGGACAACCGGGTGAAACCACCACTACCACCGTTACTAATACGTCAGGTGCGGTTACAAGTGTACCTACAAGTAGAACAATTTCTTTTACTATAACATCATCACCAAATGGTGCAAGTATTTTACTTGGTGGGGTTAATACTAATTTTATTACACCTCATGTTATGAAATTCGAAGAGACTGAATTACTAACTCCCAAAATTATTACGGTAGTTAATGGTACAAACAATTCACAAGAAACATATATTCTTTCATCAGAAGTAGTGACTAATGTGATTGGTGCAACTGCAGGAGGTGGAGCAGGACAAACATCGGCCGGGGGAGCAGGAGATACTGAAATAACTCCTGGTCAGTTTAGAACACCTGCTTTTGCTGTAGCTGGTACTTCACAAGATAATAATGCACAACGATAAATACGATAATAAATGACTATAATTACCACTTCATATAAAACAACTATCTTTAAAGAAAATGAGGGAGTGGTACGCGTTATTAATCCAACCGATGCTCCTGATGTAACTATACAATTTACTTTTTCATCTCAACAAGAAAATTTATCACAACCAGTGATAGGGACTGATATTCGTATTGATGCAGATGTGTTTGTTGGTAATTCTATTCGATATATTACTGAATTTGAAACGGGTTTGATTTCAGAATCGGTAAACTTTAGAACTGATTCCAAATGGATTAAATTCGAAAGACAAAGTATCGGTACACAATTTAGAAGTGAAATCAAAGTATTAAAGGGCTCTGCTAATTTAACTGATCCACGATTTGCAAATCAAACACCATTTGTTGATCAAGATTTACAAATCGATTTGGGTGGAGGCAGTATATTAATTGGAGTAACAACTACTAAAAATAATGTTCCCAATATTACTGCTCCTAAATTAGTCGTAACTCAACCTTCTTTCGAATGGAATATAAATGATTCGAACCCATTAAGTATTCCATATGAACTGACTTATGATACTTTAGATTCTGCTATTCAATTTGGGACACCTACCGATTATGTCCAAATGTCTTTAGGTAAAATACAAAGACAATTACCAAAATCAGGTGAGTTAAAATTAACAAAGACAGAATTACAATATATAGGTCAACATACTTTATATTTACAACCAGTTTCGATACGAGGTGGAATTGGACCGTTACAAACCATATCAATAAATGTAATTAGTAAATCATTCTTACCTGGTCCTGATATTACAAATATATCTTACCCTGAAATGATTAAGGGTAAGGATTTTGCTGGATTTAATGTTGATTTTGATATTAGTTGGCAATCAATTAATACGAATTATATTGATATCTATGTAAGTAAAAAAGATACCGAATTTGTATTGGGTAGATTTTCACCGAATGGTAAAACTACTTTTAATGTTCAAACCGTATTACAAAAGGCCAAATCAACTTTTAACGAAGATACTGATAAAATACAATTTAAACTTTTATTAGTACCAACAAATATTGAAGGTGATGAATTAAGTGAAGGTATTGTTGAAGAAATTGAAATACTTTTTGATAAAGGTGATTTAAAATTACAAAGAGGAAATGTTGTTTCTGATATTAGAGAAGCGTTTAATAGAAATTTTAATACCAACATCTTTAAAGATGAGATTTCAAATTTATTAACACATTATGTACACTTTGGCGGTGGTGATAATAAATTAATTGCAACTTGGGGTGTTGATACTGAAACTTTTTCTGTTTATGATGAAGGATTTGATGCGGAAGGAAATGCATTTAGAAGAAAATTAAATCAACCTAAATCATTAGTATTAAAATTATACGAACCATTACCAACTTCAGTACAAGAAAATCAAACAGTTTGGATTTCCAAGGTTCAATCAATACCAATGATAGAACAAATTTCTATTATTGGTGATATAGCAAATAATTGTACTCCACTAACTCCAAACTTTAGTGTTGATTTGGGTGATGATATTGGTTATCAAATTCTTGATGAATTAATATCAAGTGGTTCGAGTACATCTACCGACTTGATTGGTCAGTTTGTATCTTCATCTGAATTTTCGTTAACTGATTTAAATATACAATTTGTATCTACACCTAAAGTAGAATCTGGTTCACTTTTGATTGATGGTGATAATACTTGGGGATGGTCTAATTTTGTAAAGTATTCTTCCGCAAAGGAAAGAGTAGAAAATTTTATTTACAAAATAAAACTCATAGAATTTTATAATGAAAAATATGAAAATTTAACTATTGGTACCGATTGGACTGCTTCTTTAACTGTTGTAAATGAGGCTAATTCGTATGTTAATAAAATATCAAAAGTAAAAAATGATTTTGATTCATTTGAAAAATTTTTATATTTTTCTTCTTCTACCGATGGATTAACATATCCAGGTGCAGGTGGAACTCAATTATCCTCATCAACTGCTACGGTTGCTTTGGATTGGTACGATACTATTATTACATCTGCAGAAGATTATGATTACAACAACACATCTAATCTTGTAAATAATTTACCACAACATATTCAAGATGATGATGCTGGACAAGAGTTTATCTTGTTCTTCAATATGGTTGGTCAACATTTTGATATCCTTTGGTCTTACGCTAAAGGTTTACAACAATCAAAAAAATTAGAACACAAATACGAAATAGGTATTAAGGATGAATTGATTTACCATATGTTAGAATCTCTTGGATGGGATGCTGATATGGGAGTTAAATCACAATTCCTATGGGAATATGCATTCGGCAAACATTCAGATGGAACTCAGATTTCCACGATGAGTGGTAAAGATAGACAACAAGAAATTTGGAGAAGATTACTAAACAACTTACCATATCTAAACAAACATAAGGGTACTAAAAGAGCATTACATGCTGCAATGGCTTGTTATGGTGTTCCTGCATCATTATTGACTGTCATGGAATTCGGTGGACCACAAGATCCACAATTAAATGCTACTACTAAATTCACATTCGAAGATAGAACAGCAGCATTGAATTTAAATGATACAACACAAATTTCGGTAGATTGGAAAGAGTTTAATGGTGATTATCCAAATTCAGTAGAATTTAGAATTAACACAACTGAAAAACAAAATCAAGTAATTGCTCAAACTGATGGTTGGAAACTTGAAATTGAAAGTGGTTCAAATTATTTAGGAAGACTTAAATTTAGTATAAGTGGTAGTGGTGTTGAAACAAGTAGTTATACTAACTATGTACCCGTATTTTATGATGATTATTATCACATTACATTAAATAAAACTATAAGTGATGGTAATGAATTATTTGATGTTTATATAAAAGAAGGATTTAATGGCAGAATCAGAAATGAGGGTTCATCTAGTTTATTATTATCAACCGGCTCAACTTCGTGGAAGAGTGGTTCGGAACTAAATATTGGTGGTATACAACCATACTTTACTGGTTCAATTGATGAATTTAGATTATGGACAACTGCATTATCTGAATCTCGAATTGATAACCACACCTTAATTGCTGATGGTATAGATGGTAATCATATTTCGGCATCTACCATTGATTTGATATTTAGAAATGATTTTGAATATCCGAAAAATCGTGGTGTAGATGTTGATATTAAGAATGTTGCGTATATTCAATCATATCAAACATCTTCAGTCGCAAGTGGATTTACATCAATAACAGCATATCCATATAATTACACTCCATATGATAGAGATGTAACTGCAACAGTACCACAAACTGGATTTAACTTTGGTAATAAATTTAGATTTGAAACTCAATATGATTTCGAAGGAAATGAAATAAATTCAGATTCAATATTTGGTGTAAATCTTGATTATAAATCTCGTGCCACTAAAAAATCATTTGATACTGCACCAATAGATACCGATAGATTAGGTTTATTTTTCTCTCCAATAAAAGAGATTAATATGGATATTCTAAAATCTTTGGGTAATTTTAACATTGATGATTATATTGGAAATCCTGGTGATGAGTATAATGATAGATACTCTGATTTGGATAGATTACGAAATTACTATTTCCAAAGATTTGAGTTAAACTTTAACGAATATATTCAACTAGTTCGTTTTATTGATAAATCGTTATTCGATACCTTGGAATCGTTGGTACCGGCAAGAGCAAAAGTTTCTTCGGGTTTATTGATAGAACCACATATTTTAGAAAGAAGTAAAGTAAAATGGAGAAAACCAACTTCTGAAAAGGGTGATTATGAAACAATTATTGATGCACAAGAAAATGTAAATATAATTGGTACAAGTGAAGGACAAGAAGTTACTTTATCAGTAGTTCAAGATGTTGCATTTGATGTAACAAATCCTCAATATGAAGGTACAATTACTGATACTGATGTATCACAATTAAGTGGTGAACGAACTGATTATGAAGGTACATATCGAACTACCGATGATTCTGCACAATATGGATTTATGACAGTAAATTCAGGTTCCGATATGGGTGGTATTGTGTTTAACATAGATGCCCAATTAGGTTCCTCATTAACTGGTGAATACGAATCAGATGCATTTACTCAGGTTGGTATGGATAAAGATTCCATATCAGTTGCAGGATTTGGTGTATTTGGTAGTGGTTCTCATTCAATAAGAACTTATATAGATGTCTTTGGAAATACAATAAAAGAAAGAGTAAAGATATTTAATGTAAAAGAAAGTTACCAAGTTGATATACCACAAAACATAAATCCAAATGATGAATCACTTGGTAGAGAATTTGTAACAAGAACTTTATTTAGAAATAAAGTAACAATCTTACCATTTACTGGTTCAGATGGATTAGAAACTCCAACACCAAGTGGTGGTAATATCGTATCTGCAACTCCATTAAATGGTTATTTTCCATATCACTACCGAAATGTTGGCGATTTGACAACTGGTCTAGAGAATAGTTATTTTAGAGGTTCAAAGCAAACTCAAGCAACAACACTTGATGGTGGTTCACCAATAGTGACATTTACAACTAACCCTAATACATTAAGAGTAAATGATACTGGTAGAGGTAGTGGAGAACCAATATTGATTGTTGAATAAGAATTATTATTACAAAATTAAAAAATACTTATATTTATATATTGAAAGTAAAAAGGAAATAAAACTATGGCTTATTTAGATAATACCGAAATTACCGTTGATGCTATCCTAACAAAAAAGGGTAGAGAGAAATTAGCAACTGGAGAAGGTTTAAACATTACAAAATTCGCATTGGGTGATGACGAAATCGATTACACTCTATATGCGCCAGATCATCCACTTGGGTCAGCTTATTATGATTCAGCAATCAGAGCTATTCCTATCACGGAAGCATCTCCTGATGAAACTCAAGTGTTGAGATATAAATTAGTAACCTTACCTAAAGGTACTACTAAAATACCTAAAGTTGAATTCGGTGTACCATCTATTTCTGTTAATCAGAACTCTGGTCAGGTTTCGCTTACCCCAACTACATCTCCAAGTGGTAATACACAAGCCGGATACACTTTGGTTCTTGCTAACAAAAACGCAGGTTCTATTGTTGGTTCTGGATTAGCAGCAGGTAGTGGAACTATTCCAGTATTCTTGGGTGATGAAATCACTACAACTGCAGCAGTGGAAAGAGGATTGGCGTTTACTTTCATTCCAAATCCTAATATCACTACAACAATTAAGACAACTTTAACCGTATATGGTAACGAAACTGGTGGTTCTCAATCAATTCCAGTGACAGTATCCTATGTACAACCAAGATAATAAAACGAGGAATTAAAAAGATATGGCACAAATTACAGGACAAGCCGGTGTTAACTTAACCCAAGAATTAGCTGCGTATTTAAACGCACAACAAGGTAGTTTAACATCTGAGCAATTATCAACAATTATCAACCAATACTTAACCGGTGGTGATAAATTAGGTGCTCAGGGTGGAAACATCAACACGGGTATCTATAAAAGATTTGGAGAATTTGATCAAGTAACTGGTAAAATTGAAATCGTTACAACTGGTATGTGGAGTGGAGATAGTGGTGATATTAAAACATTTTTCACTTCATCCACTCAAAACGCAGCAAGTTCATCGAATTATTATCTAAATGTATACAATACCGATTTCAATCTAACATCATCTGCAGAAGTTCAATTTGCAGTAGCGTACGGTCATAAATTTGGTAGTGGTTCAATAAGTTTAGATTCATCATCTTTATCTACTTTAGCTACCAAAGCAACTTATGCACAATATCGTTCTATTTTGTTAGAACAAGATGATGAATTTTTCACATTCACCGATGGAACTACCCTCGGTGGGGTTGATTCATCTGATATTTATGTAATCAACATATCTCGAGCTCGATACAAAGAAAAAATGGATGCTGGAAACTGGGAATTGACATTAAGCGGTTCTAATGGTTTATTTACATTTATTGATGATTCAGGTAAAAAATTCTCCGATACGGTTGGTAAAGCAGGTAGAGTATTCTTTGTTGCATCTGGTTCATTGAATTTAGGATCTGATTCAGAAGCAACTATCGTTTCAACAACGGATGCATCAAATCGAGGATTTGGATTATTCTATCCTGACCAAGGTTTAATGATTCTTAATCCAGTTGCTATTGCATCAGTAGTAGGTTCTGATTTAACTCCAACACTATCAACTTCGGCAGAACAAAAAAATCATGTTAAATTATTTAATGCAATTAAATTTGGTGCTGAGTTTGATGCTAGAAGAACTGAAAATGTTTCTACTGCTCATTACTTTGTAAGAGCAACTAATAGAGAATTTAACTTCTCAAATAACCCAACATTTGCAACTGGTTCGGATGGTTCATTTACTGAATCAACTTTTGAAAGAGACCCAAAAACTTTCATCACAACTGTTGGTTTATACAATGATGCAAACGAAATGATTGCGGTGGCAAAAACATCACAACCAATTCCAAAATCATTTGATAA